TCTTCATAAAGAGCAAGTTGTTTTTTGTTTTCTGTTTCAATCAAATTCTTCTTGGTATCATAATCAAGTTTATATTCATCATACAAATCAAAATCAACACTAAGATTTGATAACTTTGAATCATTTTCCATCATGGCATCGGATAAATCAATCATTGCATCTTCATATCGCCGATTTGCATCTCGAAATTCTTCATGAGAAATACGTCCATCATTATATTGAGCTTCTTTTCTTTCTATCTCAGTCTTTAAGACAACACGTCGGCGTTCAAGCTCTCTACCAATTTTCAATTCCTGTTGATATAATGCTCTTAGAGTTCCTTCATATTCTGCTTGAGTTGGAAAAGGAGGAGGCACAGCAGTTAAGTTAATGTCAACTCCTGGTGGTTTATACTTGTACAATGTTCCATTAATTTCAACCGGTTTTGAACTTTCAAATTGAAACTGCTTAATCATTTCTTGCGTGACTTCGCTTTTGATTTCCTTCTTTACAAAAGGGGCAATGTTGTTGTTAAGAATGGTTTGGGTTTGGATTTGGTCGAGTAAATCCTTCATGCTCAATTCTTCAGGTTTAAGAGTATTAGGAATAAGTACATCCGTCATTGGAAATCGTTCATTGTTAATGTCATCTGGAATGGGTTCACGCTTCTTATATAGGAAATTATCAATCTTAAGTGCTTCATCCATGTCTCTAGCATTCAAAGCGTTAATACGGTCTTGATAAGGATTTCTGATTCTCTTAATACGCTCCATATTCTTAACAAGATATTATATTTTTTATTCAAAAAACAACGTTTTTAGTTGACAATCTTTTAAAATGTTTAGGAAAAATTATTTTCTAAAGTAAGGTTATATGAGCATGAACTCGGATAACTTCGAATTTGAGAAGGCTTCGGCCCCCCAATCCCTTGAGGACAATACTCCCTACAAGAGTAAAACATACGCTTATATAAATGATATTAATTCTGGTGTCTATAATAACAACGGATTAACTTTGGTGCAGTTCGATTTATCGAGCATCTACAATTCCTCTGCATTTTCAGATGCTGCAGATTTATTCCTAGTTTTGCCCATTGTTATGACTGCCGTCTATGGTTCAGGCGGTCCTGCAGCAACTGCTCAGGTTGCTCCTCCAACTTCTGCTTTCTCTAACGTAACTCTAAAGTCGAATTTCGCACATCTTATTCATCAAATTGAGGTAATTTCAAATGGAAAATGCGTACAGGATATGCAACCATACATCAACATTTACAAGCACTTCAAAATGCTTTCTCAAATGACTGCTAACGACCTTTCTAATCAAGGAACTACTTTAGGATTTTCTGATGTTCTTGACGGTGCAAACTCTTATACTTATACTGCAGGTGCAGGTATTGCTGCCGCCGGTAATAACCCAAATAGCAGTGGTTCTTATCTTACGAATAACCGAGTATTTCGTGGAGCAACTGTCGGTTCAGGTGTTCAAAACGTAGTTGGAGTTCAAAATTTAAATACTGTAAATCCTGCTCTTCAGGCTCGTTGTGGACGCTACCTTGATACGTCATCCAGTGCCAACAATCTTTTTAGCACTCTTATTACTCGTTCTCAGTTAAACAATGAACTTCGTCCGTTTTTTGAAATCGTTTCCAATACTGCTATCTGGTACGATTACGCCATCATTCGTGTAAAGGACTTGTGCGACGTTATGGCACAAATGGGACTTGTAAAGAAAATGGACATCTTGCTTCGTCTTTACGTGAACACTGGTTCAGTCGTGGCAACTGTTGGCGGTACTGCTAATACTGCTGGTTCTAACTACTACACTGGACAATCGGCATCAACATTCACCAATACCTGTCCGCTAACTATTAATTTTAATGATAGTGCTTTGACCGCATCAACCACACAAATCGCAGCAGGTTGCTACGTTGCAAAATCTCCTGCTGAAACACGGTTTGGAACAGTCATTGCTTCTGCATCAAGTGGTATGTCGGCATGTCGTGCTTACTACTCACTTGTAGAAATTGACCCTGAAAAAGCACGTCTCTATCTTGAATCCAATCTTAACAAGCGTATTGTCTACGAGAGTGTCATTACCAACAACTACACGAATATTTCATCTGGACAAAGTTTCAGTCAGTTGATTCAATCAGGTATTCGTGCTCCTCTTGGCGTACTTGTAGTTCCATGTATTGCAGCGGCAACAACTGCAACTGTTTCAACCTATGTCCAAGGATACAGTGCTTGGGGTTCAGCGTTTGATACCTTTCCTGCAACCTTCCAGCCATGTCTCTCTCTCATTAATTTCCAAGTTCTCCTAGGTGGCGTACAGCAATTCCAAGGAACTGGTGCGTTGAACTATACATGGGAAAATTTCATTGAGCAAATCGCCCTTGCTCGTGACCTTACAAGTGGTACTCTCGGTTTATCCGCTGGACTTATCAATCAGAAGTGGTTTGAAAATAATAAAGTCTACTACTGCGACCTTTCACGAGGCACTAGAGCTGATAAAGAGACCGCTCGCAATCTCAATATCAGTTTCACGAACAACTCCAACGTGGCAATCGACATCCTTGTCTTCACCATCTACAACGACCAAATCGTGCTCAATGTCAGTAACGGATCCGTTCAGCGTCTTTAGGACAAATAATGAAACATCTTAATGTATTCCATTCGGAAAAACATAACTTTAATCTCATTCCATTAAAAAAAACAAGAAAAATGTAAAAGTTTAAAGAAAAAAACAACATTAATCTCAATATATAATAGTCAAAACATCATAATTTGCAAATTACACTTTATTGTCGTTATTTATGGGATTTTTCCATAGTGTTTTTTATCATTGAGATTAATGACAAAAAAGATTTATGTAAAGTTTAATGGAGAATTGTCAAAATGCGATACATTATGCTAGTATAGATTCTATACTCGGCGATACATTATGACAATCCCATGACATATTTATAGGTTGCGTCCCTATTTTCTATTCTCTTGAAGCAGTAGATGAATCCTGATACCATATATACGCTGTCAAACCCAAATCCAAGTGTATCAATAGGACCTAAATCGTCGCCTGTTTGTTGAACGACAAGAATGTGCCAGTCCTTGCCGTCAATCTGCTTCGTTCGATTATTATAATCATGTATCTCAATGACCCCTTGTTTGCGTTGCTTACGCCATATCTTCATCTGCTCTCGTAACTCATCGTTGTTTCCCCACATGAGTTCGTCTTGGGTCGCATGACGGAAGAAGAAAGTCTCTCCACGAGTTTTCTGTCTGTCCTTCACATGTTCTTTCAACTCGGCGACCTTGTCTTTGGTTGATACCATTTTCATCATGTTTGTTTGTGTGAATTATGATTTCAATTTGATTTCAATTTTTTTTATATTTGTAGAATACATGTTGTGTATTCCATCGTACCAACGAGCAAAAATATGTCGTGATAAAACTATAGCAACGTTAGAAAAACATGACCTTAAACAAGCAACCGTTTTTGTAGTCGCCGAAGAATACGATGAATATAGGGCAATCATGCCTGAGTGGGTTATTGTTTCAATTGGAGTCAAAGGTATTGTAGAACAAAGACAATTTATTTTAGAACAATATCCAGAGAATACAAACATTGTTTATATGGATGATGATTTAGAAACGATTGATTTAAGTATGACTCCTTACACACTAAAAGAATTTATTGAAAATGCATTCACACAATGTCGAGAAAAAGGCTCATATTTATGGGGGATTAATCCTGTATGGAATCCTTTTTTTAGAAATAATAAATCTAACTTATCTACATGTCTGAATTTTTGTATAGGTTGTTTTTACGGAATCATAAATAGGCACGACCATGATTTGAACATTATCATTTCAAAACAAGGAAATAAGGAAGACGTGGAACGTAGTTTAAGATACTTTATAAAAGACGGAATTGTTTTGAGATTTAATAGGGTTGGAGTAAAAACTAAATTTTTTTCAGTTGGAGGGATTGGTACCAAAACGGAAAGAATGAATGAAATACAAAAGGAGACGATGGCTTTAGCAGAAGCCTTTTCAGAATACGGAAAGATAAATATTCGTAAAGATGGTAGACATGAATTCGTCTTACGAAAAATAAATAAGCGAGTATTTTGTTCCTGTATGCTCTAGATTCCAGTGCATGTTATTGACTCCATCAAATTCAATCGGATTGTGGTAAGCGTTATTTACAACTCCCTCAATGACAAGTTCTCCTCCTGTATAGTCTCCGAAAGAAACAATGATACTTCTTGATTGATTCTTTTTATCTTTATGTGGCGGACACTGACAATTTTTATTGCACTGAACCGTCTTGAATTCAAACGGACAAATTAGTTTTCCGATTCTAAAAATTTCTTCATGTATTTCAGGATACTTTCTAGAATACTTGGATAACTCAGGTTTTGATTTGAATCTAGGTTTTATTATACCCCATACACATCCTCTATGTTCTGGAAATCCTAAACGATTTGTTCTATCATCTTTTTTCTTTTTGTAGAGAGTTATTTTCTCTAGCATTTCATATATTTTGTCGTACATAGTATATGAAATATTTAAAGTTGCCGTTTCGCCGTTAAATACGTTGTCCAACTCTTGAACAATTACAATGATAACAAGCAATCCTACAGTTTCCAATTATATGACCGATAGCATTATTGATGCGTTCTATTGTAATCATATCATTTTGTCGAATTAACATTTGTAAAGGTATAGAACAATAATAGCATTGATTATGCGATTCTTGAATTAATTTTTGACAGAAATTATATGTTATAAATGCTTGTTCATTATAGCGATTGAATTTAATATCTGATTTTCTTGAATGAGTTATCCATTCTCGAATTATAATATGAATTGGGTCTGTACATATTTTACAATTTCTACGTTGACGTTTATGTTCGCAGATTGAAGATCCATTGCATTCAATGCATGATTGTCTACGTCTTTCATGCATACATATTTCCGATCCTTCACACTCAATGCATGTGCTACGGCGTTTTTTATGAATGCATATTCCTGATCCACCACATTCAACACAATTTCTTAAGCGTTTATTATGAATGCACTTTTTCTCAGTTTTAAACATTGTATTTTTTTCTTTTTGACATATTAAATCAATTTTAATGTAAAAGTTCTCTTTTTGCCTTTAAATATTCTTCATGTGCTTGTTCTTCCGTATCAAAATATCCTAAATGTCGGATCCGTTGGTTAATCTTGATTCTCGCCTTCCACTTTTGCTTTTGATTATCCCATGAGTAGCCCTTTACTTCAGGATTGATTCTGGGTTGAATCGGTCCGGCTTGAAGTTGCTGTCTCAGTGCATCTTGTGTGTATGCATTTCCTTGACTTATAACTTGGATTTTATTATCGGCAGATGGTACGAGATTGATAGATTGAATGCGTCGTCTTTTTGAAACGTTGTTTAGCCTTGTCAAAGACTTTTGTAATGTTATCCTTCCTGTTGGAGTGTAATGAATCATGTTTTCAGGTACTCGTATCGTAACAGAATTCCACAATATCTTGTTGGCATCCATAGTTATAACATAGATTTATTTTTTTATGTAGTTGGATTCTGCGACTGCTGTGCTCGTACCCATTTTTTGCGTATCGTCCTTCATCTCCTGCATCATATCTCCGTATTTACTTGACAGAAAAATACTCCTTAACATTGTGCACCCAATTTGTTTTCCTAAAATTTTATTAAGTGTAAGTTGGATGTCTTTTGTGGTGAATGGCTTTCCAGAACGTTTAATAAGTAAATCATTGCTCTTAAATGGACGTTCAACAAGGTATTCATCAATCACGTTTTTTAATGCCATTGGTGGTTCTATAATTTGACATTTATATTTACCAGCAGTCTTGTAGTTGTTAAAATAAAACAAATGTCCATTGTACCAATTATGTGTTTCTTGTGGAGCTCCTACTTTCATGATATAGTCCAAGTTACGTCTAGGAGGAGTCATTGTCATCAAACACATCAATACGTATTCAACACTGTCTTTTGGTAACTTGTCTCGAGCATCTAAGATTTCTTCCCAACTCATTTCATTCTCCTTATATCTATCCGTCTTGTTTGTAGCGTCTTTGAGTTCTGCATTGATTTCATCCATCTTCTTGGTATAGAACTCAAGAGGTTTTTTGAATCCTTTGCGACCCTTACATGCATTAACTGTAGCAATAATGTATGACCTTGCCGTGTTGCGATTGACTGGCATCTTCTTCATGATATCTTCTGTTTTCTTCAAAAAGTTAAAGTCCTTAAGTTCCTTGCCGTCGTTCAATTTCTTAAGATTATGAAGATAAAGACGCTTGCTTGAATCAGACATTGAACCTCCAATAAATTCCATATATAATGTACAGATTATATTTTTTTGCTAAAAGAACGTATTATAACCAAATGGCAACGTAATTGAATGTTTCTCCTGTTGCACCTACTATTACGTTACTAAATGTAGTACCACTTCTATTATAAAACACTTTGTAATAATCAAATGTATTTGTTCCTGTTGGATTAACAGATAAAAAATAAGGGTTGCTAGTTGTATTAGCATTAAGAGATGCAAATACGAGTGGATTACCTGCACCTGTGGGAGCTCCTGCAATTGTAATAGACCCTGATGCTGCCGAAGTTGAACCTACGTTTCTTCCAATAATCACACATCTAAAAGCAGTGCCTGTTCCGATACCACCTCCTGTTGTAGTATTTCCTACTTGTAATTTATTAATGCTACAAACTCCATTTCCTGAAGCATTCGAATTATTTGTTCCATTTCCAATAAGATTGTCTGCTGTTGATACAATTGATAAAAGTCCATTGGATGAAGTAATTTGACCTGTTGAAAAAAGTGTTCCTCCAATTTGTGTTCCTGCAAATGAACTTCCAATATTGATATATCCAGTGTTTCCAGCACCAGCACCTGTCCCTATGTTAATAGCTCCTGTACGTGATGTATTTGTTCCTATATTTAATGTTCCTCCAGTCATGTTGTTGCAAAGATTGAGTGTGCCTCCTGAAGCATTTGTTGCATGATTGATTGAATTTCCTTGGTGGTCGATATTCGCACAATGAACTGAAGCACCAGTGTAAGCACCAACACGAATCGTTTGACCTGCGATACCATTTGTCGCTATATTCAAATTTGCTGCCAAAGTATTTAGAAAATTAAATGCCGTTCCTGCTGATAAAGTATCAATAACTGAAGAATACAATGTGCTAATCGTAGTTGGTCCTTGAGCTGTTGGATAGTCAACATAAGCGCCTACTACAGATGGAAAAAAAATATCATTGAAATCAATTCCGTTAAAATTAGGAGATGGAGCGCTATTGGATGTCATATATTATACAGTTATATAAATTCTAACGGATTTTAGAACCCCAGCCAATTGTTTCCGTCGCAATATAAAGTAAGAACTGTGTTATTTAAAAACGACGGCCATGTTGTAGTAAAAGCAGTGGTTGAACCTGACGGATAAATTGCGGTTGCTGGAGTTGTTGTTGGAGCCGTAATAGTTAGTGTTTGACCACTGAAATTTCTAAAGCGTATATATTGATTTACTAATCTTGCTGGTAGTGTAATTGTGTAGGTTGTTCCACTTGTATTACAAAATAAATAATAATCACGATTTATAGTTGATGGAATTGTATAAGAAACTGTAGTTATACCAAACGCTGAATTGCCACTTAATATTCCTGACGGACCTGTAATTAACCCTGCAGACGTTATATTACCTGAACCAGTTGTTGAAATATTGCCAGTTGTTGTAATTGCTCCTGACGACGATATTCCAGCAGTTGCTGTTATCTGACCGGTTGAAGTTAGTGTTCCGCCTACAGTTGTAGGTGAAGTTGAACTACCAATACTTACAGACCCTGTTGCTCCTACACCATTTCCAATATTTACGTTTCCTGTACGTGCCGTGTTGGTTCCTATATTTAATGTTCCTCCAGTCATGTTGTTGCAAAGATTAAGCGTTCCTCCTGAAGCATTCGTTGCATTGTTGATAGAATTGCCTTGGTGGTCGATATTCGCACAGTGAATCGAAGCTCCTGTATATGCACCAACACGAATCGTTTGCCCAGTGGTTCCTGTTGTTGCTATATTCAAATTTGCTGTCAAAGTATTCAGAAAATTAAATGCCGTTCCTGCTGATAAAGTATCAATGACTGAAGAATACAATGTTGCTATAGAGACGGGACCTTGAGCTGTTGGATAATCAACATAAGCACCTACTACAGATGGGAAAAAAATATCATTGAAATCAATTCCTGTAAAACTTGGAGATGGAGCGCTATTGGATGTCATACTATACCATGAGATTATTAATTAGGCAATCCTCACTGCAGTGCAGTTTATGTTATTAAACTGAATGGTACCAGTCGGAGTCATAGCACAATTGAATACAATTGATTGTGAATTACTCGTTACATTTAAAATTCCAATGAAGCATATTGGTATAACTGCATTAAGTCCATTACATCCTACATTATACGGATCTAATGTTGTATTGCATCCAGAGATGCTTTGTTGGTAGATTTGACAGATAGCACTTGCATTGCTTGCATTGCTTGATAAGGCATTGATATATAAAATATATACGCCTTTAATCAATCCGAACATGCTACAAAATTGTTGTGCTGATGTAGTGGCTGTAAGAACGGAAGTAGATTTTGTGTTTGAATAACCTAGTTGAGTAATTGCAGGAGTATAAGACAACGCTGTTCCACATGTAATTCCTCTTCCACTTCCAAGTGTAAGTCCATTTAAACAATTAACTGTAGATGCGGACGAACCCAAAAAAATATCACCTGTTGACTGATTAGCACCGATTTCAATATGCCCAGTCGTAGTAGAGTCAAATAAGGTAACGCTATTTGCTGGATTAATTGTATCTACAGTTGTCGTTAAAAGTTTAGGAATCGTTTCTGTACCTTGCGCAATGGGAAAGTTCAAATATGAACCTTGAAAGAAGGCATTATTAAAAGACCCAAAATTATATATAGGAGCATTATTTGTTGTCATATACTTTAGTTGTACATTTTAAAATAATATATATATCTATAATATGTCGTTCAACGTTATCCTAAATTCTTCAAATGCTGTAGGAAGTAATGCTAATACCTATAACTACAACTTCATTGGAGGCAACTTTTTAGTAGAAGAGGGAGATAAAATTTGTGTCGCTCAAGCAACCATCCCCTACAGTTTTTACAACATTACAACTACACAAACAATCACTGTAACGTGGCCGTCTGGACCGACCAATTTTACATGGACCATACCTGCTGGATTCTATAGCGTATCTGATTTAAATCTCCTTCTCCAAACTTTTTGTATTACAAATAAACTTTATCTCATCAATGCATCTGGAGTCAATGTTTATTACTTGGCTCTTTACACAAATTCCACATACTATAAAGTACAGCTTATAGCCCAAACTGTTCCGACTGCTCTTCCAAGTGGTTATTCTGCTCCTACCTCATTTGCTGGATATCCTGCAGTTGCAACTACCCCAACTATAACATTAAGTAGTTCGTCAGCAACCTTCAACTCTATTATTGGATTTGCAACTGGAACTTTTCCCTCTGTAACCAGTGCTGATATTTCAGTGCTTTCTACTTTAACTCCTGTAGGAAGTGCGGTTAATTCACTTCTCATGTCTTGTAATTTGTGTAGCAATCCTGTTGCTATGCCGTCTGATATTTTAACTGGAATTCCAATCACGTCGTCGTTTGGAAGCAATATCAACTACACGCCATCGTATGAACAGTGGGTTAAACTTCGTCCTGGTAAATACTCAACCATGACCATTCGTTTGTTAGACCAGTCCCTCAATCCATTAACTGCTTTAGACACGAACGTTCTTATTGTTTTGAATATTCGAAAAGAAAAATAAAATATTATATATAGTTATGCCATCGCCTCAAATGATTGCTTGTGGACTTTCCATGCCTCATAAAGCTCGAATGGGACTCACTGGACTAAAGAAATACGGTCGAAAACTTAAGGATATGAAAATGATGGGTATGGGTGCTTACAAAAAAGACGTTATGACTGCTTCAGGTCACGGACAAATGCGTACTCTTAAATTTCGTTAAAGACGTGCTTGAGATTGTATAGGATTTTGAGGAATTTGTCTATCTATTTCTTCTTCTGCTTCAACATCACGTGTAATATGAATACAACCAATATCAATCTTAGAACATTTTGACTTATAACAACTCGCCATGATGGCAATAGCAAATCCTATTAAGGAAGAATATAAGCCTGTCCAGAACACCTCCGACATGCCCATTATATAAGATATAAATATTTTTATCTTATATAGTATGCCTATTTTGATACGAAAAGTTAGAAACAAAGATTGTTGGCGTGTCTATAATACACAATCTGGACAAATACATGCTTATTGTACTACTCTAGCAAAAGCAAAGGCACAAAAACGTTTGTTAGATTCTCTTGAAAATAATCTTAGATAAATACATGACACCTTTAAACCCTGCCTACTTTTCCGATATTCGAACCATTCTAATCAACCGATTACCATCACTCAGCGATGAAGACCTTGATATTATTATAGACGTTTTTTTGAGCATGTAGGACAAATGGGTATTGAACCCAAATATACAATCCGGACGTCTCCACATCGTATAGCAACCTTGCTGTCCTTGGCGGTCTTGCTGGGAATTGAACCCAGGTCTGATGATTAACAGTCATCTGTTCTTATCCATTGAACTACAAAACCATTTACATTAATATTTAGTCTTTTTTCTTTAACTTTTTTTATATTTACATTAATATATGGAATGCACCATTTGCGAACGAAAATTCAACTCTTTTTGTTGTATTTTAGGTATAGTTGTTGCTTTTAATCTTCAACATTATTTTCATTCATTTTTAGATTTTTTCTTTTTTCATAATTTCTTTTGTTTTTTTGTTTTATTTGTTCAATATGACTTGCATAATATTGGTTGCTTTTTTGTCTTTTTATTTCTGCGTTTTCTTTATTATATGTTGCCTGATACTCTTTGACTTGTTCAACATGTGTTTCTTTATATTCAGCATTAGTTCTTTTTGGAAAATTTGTATTTAATGTTGCTTGTAATTGTTCAAACCAATATCGCTCTCGTGTGTGTGCTTCATTTCCGTCTTTACATGGAAATTTTTCAATTTCAATCATGCTCCAATTTTCCCACCCACCATTTTCACGTATTGTCTTATAAATTTTAAAAGATTTTTCAGCGTTGTAAGTCGCTTTATGATTCCATTTTCGTTTTCTAAAGTCAGTGGTACTTCCAACATATGTGTCCTTTATTGTCAAGTCATTGCAAACAATTTTGTAAATCACAATTTTGGAATAATCAATTGCTTTACGAGGCATTACACTATAATGTCTTATTTTGTCTTTAAGTTCAATTTTAATAAAATATTATATATATAAATAGTATGGAATGTACAATATGCAACAAACAATTTAATTCCGTATCATCTTTTTATAGGCATAATTGGTCTAATACTCACTTGCTTATGTGTCAAGTCAAAGAATATGAAAATGAGATTAAGGTACTTCAGCGAAAAATTTTGATAAACGAAGACGTAATAAATTCGCTTTCTCAATGTCATAACACAGAGAATAGACAATCCACTCAGATTCAAGATCCATTTAAATAGAAGTGAGATAATAATTTTATGAAGTATTCTATTGAAACATGT